GCAGTTCAGGGGAGGATACAATGAAAATGGAAGTGGAAGAACAAATGGAAATGGCTCCCAAGACCGAAATCATTAAGCAGTTCATAGCACAGATTACAGAAAATTGGAACAGTGTCGGTCAACCGCTCATAGAGATACGTTCTATATCGCAATCTGGATCAGCAAACGCTGCAAGATTTGCACTAAAAGACATAGAAGACGCAGCGCAACACGCCCAAGCAATGAACGCCGCCAAGCAAAACATATACATGTGCATCAATCCAATTGATCCAATCATAGAAATACCGGCAGGCCAGGCAGCCAAAGACACAGACATCCTTGCAGCATTCTACTGCTTTGCAGACGCAGACACTGCCGGCGCAATGGAAAACATCCTGTCTTTCGCCGGCCCAAAGTTCACGATGTCGATCAAGACAGGCACAACGCCATTCGCCAGAGGCCACGCATACTGGCGCCTGGAAGAGCCGGTGAAAAACCTGAAAGCATGGCGTGACGTACAAAAAGCAATCGCCGCATCACTCCAAACAGACGCGGCAGTCGTAAACCCTAGCAGAATCATGCGCGTGGCCGGCACAGTCTCATGGCCAAACCAAAAGAAACAGGACAAAGGCTATGTCCCAGAGCTGGTCACAATGCGAACAGAGTTCTCAACAAACAGAGAGCCAGTAGAGTTTGAACGCATGATGAGAGCCTTCCCAAAGGCAGAGCCACAGGCTGCTAGCACAATCAACATAGACCTAGGCCAGCAGGCAATGGACAGGCAGATGGCAGTCCAAGATGTGCTAGCAGGAGAAGACTGGCACAGAAACATGGTGCGCCTAGTAGGATCATACGTCAACAAAGGCCTAGCAGACGAAGAAATCCACGCGATCACGGACAGCTTTACGCTCGGCGGATACACAGTAGAAGAAACAAGGGCAGAAGTGCAGAAGGCAATTGACGGCGCCAGAAACAAAGGATGGACGCCACCACCTGATCCAGCAGCCGAGCGCATGGAGCAGCAAAACCAAACATTGCAGATAGCCACAGAGCCAACACAGAGCCACACAGAGGCCGATACAGGCAATGATTGGCCCACGCCCTACGAAATGTTTGATGCCCTTACGCTGCCGCGCAGGGAGTGGGTGTATGGATATGACTACATCAAGAAGTATATCAGCGTAACAGCATCAGCCGGCGGCATAGGCAAGACATCAGCAATCATCGTGGAAGCACTGGCAATATCAACAGGCAAAGACCTGCTTGGCGTCAGGGTCAAAGAGCAATGCAACACATGGGTCATAAATTTGGAAGATCCGATCTCAGAACTTCAAATGAGAACCATAGCAGCCATGCAGCACTACGGCCTCAAGCCAGATGACATCAAAGGCAAGCTGTTTATGGATGGTGAGGACACCATGCAGATCACGCTGGCAGCAGAAGGCAGAGATGGCCTGATACAAAACGATGAGCTGCTGGCATTCATGATCCGCAAGATTAAAGAAAACCGCATAGGTGTTGTAATATTAGATCCATTCATATCAGCCCACCTGGTCAACGAGAACAACAACGGAAGCATCCAGGCAGTCGTATCAATGCTTAGAAAGCTGGCAAGAGACACAAACAGCTCAGTCCAGCTCGTGCATCACATCCGCAAAGGCAACGGAGAAGACGCAACCGTGGACTCAGTGCGCGGTGCAGGCAGCCTGATCGGTGCAGCAAGAGCAGCAAGAGTAATTAACAGAATATCGCCAGAAGACGCAATGGCACTCGGCGTGGACGAACAAGAAGCACTCGGCATATTCCGCCAGGACGATGGAAAACAAAATCTGGCTCCACCATCCGACAAGGCAACATACCGCAAGATGATCTCAGTCGAGATCGCAAACGGAGAGCATATCGGTGTAGCCACAGAATTTAAGCTGCCTGATCTGTTCGACGGCGTGACAACCAAAGACCTGTACGATGTCCAAAGAGCAGTCGGTAAGGCAGAGGAAGACGGCAAGGCATACCGATCAGACATCCGAGCAAAAAGCTGGATCGGCAATGCAGTCGCAGAGCAGCTAGACCTCGACACCGATAAGCCAGGAGACAAAGCAAAGGCCAAGGCAATTGCAAAGAAATGGATCAGCACAGGCAACCTCAAAGTCGCAGAGATAAGAGACAGCCGAAGCGGAAGAGATGTGCCGTGCGTGGTGGTCGGGGAGTGGGTCAATTGGGAGGAGGTTTGATGCTGTATCCACACTTCCACAGTTGTTTTTTTGAACTGTGGACGAACTGTGGAACTGTGGAAGAAAAGGCCACAAATACTTCCACCACAGTAGTTGTATGTATATGCATACTACTGTGGTGGAATGTGGATTATATCAAACTGTGGTGATTTAACTGTGGAGATGATGATGACAACGCAGAAGCCTCGGAGGCCAAGGCGACAAAAGAAGGCAGACAGAATATTCAACCCGCAAGCGCATAAGGATCAAATCATGTGTGACTACGCAATAGCTCCAATGGATCGGCTGGCAATTCAGATGGACACAAAGTGGGGAATCGACATGCTGCCAGAATTGGTCAGCGTCGAAACAGCACAGAAGTACGGATCGGCAATGGCAAAGATGAACAAGGCTATCGAAGAAAACAATCCAGAAGAATGTAAGGTCAGAGCAGAAATCGTCGTAAGAGGCCTCAAGGCAATGGACGCAGAGGCAGAGCGTCTTGGCGCACAGAGAGCATCAACAGACATCTGGGAGATGGAACTGGATGGCGAGACGTTTGGCATCATGAAAGACGGAAGGTCGTGGCAGAAGATCAAAGAGCAAAGGCCAGACCTAGAGCTGCTCACGCTCAGAGAGGTGGCCCTGGCATACAGGCACTTCAGAGATCACAAGGCAGGAGAGTTCGAGAAGGCAGTCAAAGAATCATTCCCAGCAGCAGAGATGATTGACATCAAAGCAAGGCCAAAAGTGTTTGATGATGACATTCCATTCTGATAAAAAGTAATTGCCCGTTGAGCTGCTTCCACCTGTTTCCACAGCTCAACACTCAACAACTGGCCCAGCATTATTGCGCTGGGCCTTTTTTGTGCTATGATCCCAAAAAACACATGAGGCACACATGGCAAAGAAACCAATCAAAATTGACGCCGAGCTGATGCACAAGATCGCTGACCGCTTGGCAGTGGGCGAGACGCTCAAGAACATTCTCAAGTCAGCAAGCATGCCGACATACCAAGGTGTGATGCAAGCTGTGCTGCGTGATGATGAGCTGTATGAGATCTATCGAAGAGGTAGGGTCATGCAGTCAGAGTATTTCACTGACCACATAAACAACCTGGCAGTCTCGCCATTGCCTACGTTTGAGGACAACAGGCTGGCTAACGCAGAGGTGCAGCGGCGTAGGCTGGAGATCGACACGTTGAAATGGACGCTAGCACGAAACATGCCTTGGGGTGTAAGGGACAAGAAGGAAGACCAACCACAAGCCCAGACGTTCACAATCAGTTGGGCTGGTGGTGATGTCGAGGTCAATACAGCCGAGGTTGTGCCTGACCAAAAGGAAGAGCGAGTGACCAAGCATTGATGTCGGATCTTGTGTATACAACACATCCTGTCGTTGACAGCTACGCGCGTGAGAACAACACATATGAATATGTGAATGTGTTGTGGGCGAGGCAGGGCAGGCACAACATCTTGTGGTTTGCGTTTGATGCATGGCAGTCTCGCATAAAATCTACAGTAACAACAATGGCTTGCGTTCTATTTAACATAATAATACTTATGGCACTACGGATAAGCCATGCGTTTTGCGCAAACCGACCCCCCCACCCCCCGCAAAACCGCGCGCCCTTATACCGCTATATTATACCGGAGCTAGAGACACTTTGACTTACGCTCTGTCTCCTTCGCAGCAAGCCGTCCTGGGCCACATAGAGGCCTTGAGGGACAGCGTTGTTACCAGCCGCAGCGCCTCGGAGCAGATTGAGTCGGCAATATTGCTTATTGATTTGTACGAAGCTATCCTTGAGAGTAACGGCATATTGATATTCAAAGATCAGAAAAGGGTGACTGAGCATTGACGCACATTGAGATTCCTTATGAGCCGAGGGAGTTGCAGTTAAAGCTGCACAATGAGATGTCTTTGAAGCGTTGGGGCGTTGTTGTTTGCCACCGGCGGTTTGGCAAAACGGTCTGGGCGATCAACCATGTTTTGCGCGATGCCTTAATGTCTGGGAAAGAGAACCCCCGGTATGCCTATATGGCGCCCACCTATCGTCAGGCGAAGAATGTTGCTTGGGATTATATAAAACAGTTTGCTGGGAAGATCCCGAATGTTCGGTTTCACGAGACTGAATTGCGTTGTGATTTGCCTAATGGCGCTCGGATTTCTCTTCTTGGCGCTGAGAATCCAGACAGCTTGCGGGGTATTTATCTTGATGGTTGTGTTATGGATGAGGTTGCCGACATGCCTGAAAATGTATTCCCCGAGGTGTTGCGTCCGGCGTTATCTGATCGCAAGGGTTGGTGTGTGTTTGTTGGTACGCCTAAAGGCCACAATGCTTTTTTTGATAAGTATGAGGAGGCTGCTTCTAATCCTGATTGGTTGGCTGCTGTTTACAAGGCGAGTGAGACGGGGTTGCTGGACGATGAGGAATTAGAAGCAGCCAAGTCTATGATGACGCATGACCAGTATCAGCAGGAGTTTGAGTGT